AAGTAACAATAAGGATTCAATCAGGTGAAGTAGGTACTGATATTAAAGTTTCTTACAGGAACTTCTATAATCAATTAGAAAATGTTAAACTTGCACTTCAGAACTTCAAATATGAAATTGAGATTATAACCTTATGAAACACTTATTAAGTAGTTCAGCATTTTTAATAGTAAACAAGAAACTAGCAAAGCAGGTGGGATTGAAGGGTGCAGTCCTGCTTGCTGACCTAATTAGTAAAGAAGAATACTTTATAGCTAACGGAATGATTGACGGTTGGTTCTTTAATACAGCTAAGAATATAGAAAAAGATACTTGCTTGACTTCACACCAACAAAGGAAAGCAATTAAGAACTTAAAAGACTTAGGAATTATAGAAACTAAGGTAGTAGGTATTCCTGCAAAGCAGCACTTTAAAATAATTGAAAACAAGTTATTAAGTTATTTCAATACTAGTTGTGAAGAAAATGAAGAACTAGTTGTTAAAAAAACGCAAACTATTAATAAGAATAAAGAAATAAGAATAACTAATAATACTATATCTAATAGGCGTAATGATTTTGTTTTTGAAGTTTTAACTTTTGATTATGAAGAAAGTATTTTAAATGGATTCATTGACTATTGGACTGAACCAAATAAGTCAAATACTAAGATGAAATATGAACTAAACAAAACTTGGAAAACAGCGTTAAGATTAAAGACTTGGGCAGCGAATCAAAAGAAATGGGATAAACCTAAGTCTAAGTCAGGAGGAATGTCTAAGTTAGACGCTCAAATAAACGAGTGGCAAAAAGCAAAAGAATTATTATGAAACCATTAAAACAAGAAACCCTAAAAGAGCTTACTGAAAAAGTCCTAGACTTATTAGCTAAGACAGCAGTTGAAATAGGACACAGGTCAGACGCTCAAACCTTAGCAAGTCTAAGTAAGATATTTGCAGCAGACTTAATACAGGAAAAGCGTTTCGGTAATATGACTTGGAATCAAGTATTAGACGCCTTTCATATTGGTGTAAGATTCGGAAAAGATGAACCATTCTTAAATATCAGAACCTTTTATAAATTCGTTTATGCTCATAAATTAAAAATTGATGATGCAACATATCAAGTTAGGACATTAGGACAGCCTAAAGAAAAGACTCCTTATTATCAAGAACCTTTAAAATTATTAAAATGACAGAATTCAACACAAAAGAATTATCAGGTATGCTCCAAGTAGCATTACATATAAATAGTTCTAATTTAGAAAAAATGAATTGGCAAGAAAATTTTATGAATTATATTGAAACAAATAATATAATGTTATGCAAAGAAGCAGTAGAATATGCAGATAAAAAAGAAAACGAAAATGAATAAAGAAAAATTGTACGACCCTGAAAAAGTAGGAAGTTTCCAAATGATGTTTGGATTCAAACAACCAAGTACATACCGACCTAATAAGTGGGTATCAATTAGAAAGACTAAATTAACCAAAACTAAATAAAATGAAAACAGAACTATCAAACATTAAAGAAGTAGACAAAGTAATAGAAGAAATATTAGAGCAAGAAGAAATCGAATACACTTGCTGTGGTGATGAAATTACTGGAATGATTAAAGACATAGGTCTTTGTCCAACTTGCTTAGAACATATATAATATGAAAACAAAAGATGAAGTTAAGTATTGGTTAGATAACTACCCAAGCCTGAAAGATGATGACAACAGACTTTGTGCTAATATTTGGGGTTCTGAATTGACAACACAATTAGGGTCAGGAATAAATTCAGCAACAGCAATAGATTTTTTAGAGATGTACGCAAAAGGAAAACTCACATCAGCACCAAGCATAAAACGAGCTAGGGCAAAACTTCAGGAAGAAGAACCTAAATACAGAGGGGAAAAGTATAATCTTAGGAAGGGCGTATTGCAAGACAAATGGCGTAAAGACTTAGGTTATGAAGAAAACAATTAGCAAACTAAAAAAAGAACTTGACAAATACTTCAGCTTGTTTATCAGGTTGCGTTCAGCAAATGAGTACGGAATGTGTCAATGTTTCACGTGCGGCAAAGTAGCTCATTACAAAACTGGAGGTATGCAGAACGGTCATTTTCAAAGCAGAAAACACCTAGCTACTAGATTCTCAGAAGACGGAAATTGCGAGGTACAATGTATAAAGTGTAATATTTTTGGTAGCGGAGAACAGTACTTGTTCTCGATTAGACTAGATGAAAAGTATGGAGAAGGCAGAGCTGAAGAACTAGAGCAATTAGCTAGGACTACACTTAAGATTTCAAGAGTAGAATATGAAGAAAAGATAAGTTATTACAAATCACTTGTTAAAAACTTAAAAGAAGAAAAGGAAATTGAGTAACATTTTTCATATCTTTGGCGTATGACAGAACCAATTTATTCAAGTGCTGAACACAGGGCAATAATTGAAGCTTACTTAGAAATGTGTATGGAGTTCGCAAAAGAGCTATCAACTAAAAGCAGGTACGAAGGATATTTAGAAGTTGTAGAAGTTATTTTGGAATATCATAACGGCTACGGAACAGGATTAAAAGAGAATAACTATTGGGATTGGGTAATGATAATACCTATCAATATTTCAGTAGCAACAAATGGATTCTTTGCAGGAATAGAAACTAAAGGGAATAGAGCAGTTATAAGGTCATATAAACTAATATTAGAAGAAGTGGTACATCAGGTTACAGATAAGATTGATAAAATGGAAGTTATAAATGACTGATGTATATTTAGAAATATCTAAGCTAACAGATAAGTTCAGGACTATGGCTTACGGATTAACCTCTGATAAAAACGAAGTCAATGAAGCAGTTCAGGAACTTATGATTTATCTACTTCAGATGAATCCTATAACTTTGAAAGCTATTTATGATAAGGATGGAATAGATGGTGTTACAAGATACGGTGCAGTAGCATTAAGGCGAGCATTGACAAGTCCTAGAAGTAATTACTATTACAAGTACAGAAAGTATTACACACATATCGATAGTCTTACAAGTACAATTACTTATGATGTTGTAGATTCAGGAGAAATAATACCTTCTAAGCACCTTTACAACCTCCCTAATGAAGTAGTAGACGATTATCAATGGACTAGCCTTGAAAAGATAGACGAAGCCTTAGAAAGCTTTACTTGGTATGACTCTAAAATCTTCACTTTATATTACTACGAGGGGAATACCTTAGACTCACTAGCTAAAAAAACAGGAATAAGTAGAAACAGCTTATTCACTACAATAGACAAAGTAAGAGTACAGCTAAAAAATATGTTAAATGAATAAGTTCTTTGTACCTCAAGAAATATATGAAGATAGGATAGCTATTTGTAAGTCTTGCGTATATTACTTTAAGCCTTCAGGTCAATGTAAACGCTGCTTATGTTTTATGAAAGTTAAAGCAAGGATAGCAAGTCAAGAATGTCCTCAGAAGTATTGGAGTAAGACAACAGAGGTTGAAGTTAGAGAAGATATACCTGAAGAAATAATAGCTGAGATTATATTGCTTTGGGAAGACTTAAAAACAGGAAGAGCTAAAGACCACGAAGCTAAAAGTAAAATGATAACGATATATAATACCTTACATAACACGAACTACTCAACAGGAACAAATTGCGGCTCTTGTATAGCAGCTTGCTTTGATGGAATAAAAAAGATATATAAAGAATACTCAGGAAATAATTAATAAATAAAGGGTAAGACCTAAAAGCATTTAATTTTTCAGACCTGTGTAGTAAAGGGGGGGAAGTGGTTTCCTCCCCAATACAATAAGTATATGTAAGTAAATATAATAAGGTGAAAAGTAAACAAAAGAATGTAATTGCATATAATATGTCTTGTTTATTCACGACTTTAAAAGACAAAATAGAATGAAGATAACAATACCAATAGACATAATGGGTCGTTTAATTCCAACGAATTACACTAATTCCCCAAGAAAGAAGAAGAAGAAATTAAGGAAGGAAGCTGAAAAAGAAATTGAGAAAATAATATCAGATAGAATTAAAAAATTAACAGAGTAAAGTCCCTCTCACTAATTATAGGCGAAATAGAATTATGAAAACAATTACATTAAATTTTAAAAATTGGAACAACGGAGCGTCAGGAGGTAGGCTAAGAAGAATCTATAAACGAATTTATATTAAGGGTTATATTTGGACTCCATTGGTTATAGTAACGTGGAGAATATTAGATAAAGAAACTAAAGAGAAAATATTTATTAATGAATTAAAAGAATTTATACAATGGTACTCTGATAAGAAAGACTGGTATGAAGGTTTAAATGCAGATAGTGGTATTATAATTACTGACTATCAAGAATTTAAACTAACAGAGTAAAAACCTTCTCACTAAATAAATAAAGATATGAATTTAACAGGAAAATGTAAAGTAGATTTTTGGAGATATTTGGCTAATGTTTTGAAGGTTAAATTTTCAGACAGACTAAAGTTTTTAAATGAAATAGATAATATAGATAGTTTTATAACTCCATCAATGCAATACGGAGTGTATGTAGACTTCTTTGATAGTGTGGATATTTATGTAACCGAAATACCAAATTGGGGAAATGGAGTTAAAAGTTTTAGAATAGGATTCCATATACTAAAGGGATGCGTAATAAATTCTTTGTTTTTAAGACCATCAGATGATTCTCCATTATTCAACGAATATGAATCCAGAACGCACGCAAGAATTGGAGCAATAGAAAAAGCAAACGAAATATATAATTTAAATAACAAAGAGAAAAGCCCTGCTCACTAATATAGGCGAATAGATTATGAAAATGAAAATAGAATACTTAGCGCCTTATTTGCCTTATGATTTGCAATGGAAAAGGTGTAATAAAGATAATCCTAAATCTGAATTGGTTTATAAAGTAGAAACTATGGTAGGACGTCATTTAGATGATAATTATTGCGATTACTCTACATACGAACCAATACTAAGACCTTTATCTGATTTATCAAAGCAATTAAAAGGGTTTGATGGCAATATGTTGGCTTGGAGTTTTTATAATTCGGAAAAAGATTGTTACCAAGCAATAATTAATGAAGAAATATCATTAGCTTTTTATAAATTATTATTACAATACCACTTTGATGTATTCGGATTAATACCAAAAGGATTAGCAATTGATATGAATAAGATTAACAAAGAGTAAAGTCCTTCTCACTAATATAGGCGAATAGATATGAAATATGAATACGCAATAGAAAAGTTTTACCCTTCAAATGCAACTGAAGAACAATTAAATATGATGGGTAATGATGGATGGCAAATGACAGGAGTTATTAAAATACAAGAAACTAATCTAATAACAGAAACTTATTGGTATTATTTTAAAAGAGAATTAAAAGAGTAAAGTCCTCTCAACTAATACAGGCGATAGATTATGGATATAGTGATAAAATCATACATAACAGTTCAAATATTATTAGTAATTTTATTTGCTATTGTTATCATAAAAGAGGGGAAGTATTTAAAAGAAAAAATTAAAAAGGATTTAGAAGATTCAGCCAACTTTTATAAAGAAATAAAGAAAATTTAAAATAAAGAGTAAAGACCCTCTCACTAAAATGGGCGAATAGAATTATGAAAGAACGTACTTACCAAACACCATTAGAAGATTTAAGAAAAGATGCTTTACAACATTATGAAGAGGCGGCAACTAAAATCCATTGTTTCCAAAGTGGAGTACCACAAGCGATTAATTTCTATTGGGATTATAGACAAATGACATTTTGGCAAAAGATTAAATTAATATTAAAATAAACAGAGTAAAGACCCACTCACTAATAAGGGCATTAGAATTATGATAAAAGAAGAACTAAAAGAAATATAATTAACAGAGCAAGATGAACGCTGCAAAGAATTTGGATATTAAACTATGGAAGAAAAAAGAACATACAAAACAATTAAATGGATATTAAAAGATAATATCAAAAAGAATGTCAGGGCTTTGTGGACTTGGAAAGATGACAACTTTACCTGTATATATGAAAACTATGATGGAGATGATAGGATTTATACAAGCAGCCAACTTTTAAAACTTTTAACAAAATGATAATATTTACAATACTAGGAATCTGCACAGCAATCTTTTTCTGTATAGTTATTTTTATGAGCATTATAGAATCAAGAATAAAAAACAGAACTAAAGAAAAGTTCCTTTGGAATATGGATAAAGTAGAAACAAGAACAGGAGGACTAGAAAACGACAGACTAAATGAAAGGCAATAGAATACCAAGTTATTATATTGGCAAACGATATAAAATTGAAGCTAGAAAAGTTATAGAGGACTTTGATTTATCTTATAATGTTGGAACTGCCTGTACATATTTGATGCGAGCAAATCGCAAGCACGCAAGTCCTATTGAGTGCATACAGAAAGCTATTAATCATTTAGAGTTTGAACTGGATAAGCTAAAGAGATGACACTATACACTTGCGAATGTGGAAAGACTAAAGAACTATCTAAGGTTACAATAGTTCATAGAGATGGAAACTGGGAAGCAAAGGAAGCTGAGTGCGAATGCGGATTGTATATGGATAGTGTACCAACAGAAGGAATCCCAACACTTCAAAGAACAGAACCAAGTCTAAGCAAGAATAGAGATAAGCTATGGGCAGGAGCAAAAGAAAAGCTAGTAGG